CGAGACTTGATTCGAGACTTGATACCGGACTTCCCAGACTTGATCCCAGACTTGATTCGAGACTTGATCCCAGACTTGATTCGAGACTTGATCATAGACTTGATTCGAGACTTGATCATAGACTTGATCCCAGACTTGATCCCAGACTTGATTCGAGACTTGATTCGAGACTTGAATCCGGACTTGATTCGAGACTCGATTCCGGACTTGATTCTTAACGCTCATCGAGGAGCTTCTCTCGACTCTTCAGCTTGTCTCGGTTGTAAGTCATCTTACTCTCAACCACACGCTTGCGGTAGAGAGGAGTGCGCAGCGCCCTAGCGATAGGGTTGCGTTTGGAAGGCTTCTTCTTGATCACGATAATCTCCATTCGTTTCCACGTTGCGGGTCCAATCATCGTAGTCAGCAATGAACTCTAGAATTTCTTCGTCGCGAACGTTGTAGCCAGCGACGGAATTGACGTATTCGCGTTGAAGGCGATCAATTTCGGTCATCTCGTTGCTCCTCATTTTATAGGTGCAGTATAACCTAGTTTTGATTCAAAGTCAAGCACTCTTCTTCAGGAAAGACCGAAACTTGGCGTACAATCCTCTTTCCTTTCCATACGCGTCTTGCTCCCAGGGAAGGTCCCAGTACTCAATGTTCCCCCAGTCACGCTTTTCATCACGCCAGCGAAGCATATCGGGTCCGCCAGAGACGTAGTCCCGCAGCTCACCGGTGGCATATTGCTTGACGTGAACCATCTCGTGGGCCAGAGTCAGGAAGGTGTAGCGATAGCCCATCCCGTGTTCGAGAGTGATGGTGAATTCACGAGGACGAAGGTTGTTGTCCTCCCACATCGTGGTGTTACCGCCGTTCTTCGTGAAGCACACACGAATCTCAAGGTTCTTGATGAGGTTCTTATGCATCAGCTGCTCGGCATAGAAGTTGGTCGCCAGCTTCAGCTGATCCAGCTTAATCTTCTCGGGAACGTTGTAGAATTTCAGCTGCATTAGCTTCATCTCCATCATCACATTAATGATTATACCGAGGGAGAGATAAAAAGTCAAGCACTATTTTTCAAGTTTGCGTCAAACTTTCAATTTTGTTGAGGACCAGGCGCTCGAGCCGATCCCAGCGGGCGATCTTGCCGTTGCTGTAGGCGAAGTCGTCGGACATCTCGTCGCGATAACGAGCCGATCGAATCTTTTCGACAGCCTCGTAAAGATCCTCGACCGTCGGCTCCTGAAGAGCTTCGATCTGCCGGCGAGCCCAAGCCAGAGCCGGTGCCACGGTCCCGAACATTTCGCCAGCGACGCCGCCGAGCTCCTGGTGAATGGGGCTATAGATCACGACGCTGTACCGGCAACCATCGTTCCGGGCGGAGTTGAAGGCCATCGCGCCGTAGACCTTCTTGGTGTCGGCGTCCTGGAGATCCCAGTTCTTGAACCAGATTCGGCCCTTGGAGTCCCACTTTTCGTCAGTCTTAACGGCCACCAGATGCATCGTTTTCGCCCTTCGATCTTATAAAAACATCATACCCTAGCTTCAAAAAGAAGGCAAGGAGTATTTTGTTAAAAATAATTAACCGAAGTCGTAATAGCCGACGAGCCAGGAGCCATCTTGCTGCTGCTCGATCTCGAAAATGTCGTAGTCGCCGTTGAGGTACATACGAAGCTCGTTGGCGTCGATCGCGTGCCCGTAGAACACCATTTTCGTTTTCTCCTTTTGATAAAAGACATCATACCTCAAACCGCTGAGGAAGGCAAGGAGTATCTTATTGAACGAAATCAACCACTTAGGATCTAACTCGTTGAAATCGTTGGGTAATGTTTTTTGATTCGCCGCAACTTTTTTTTCGCCAAAATTGAGCCTCGAAACGAGCTTTTCGAGCTAAATCGTTGACAAAACAAGGTTTTTTCCAACCGTTCGAAAGGAAAAAACACAACCATTTCAACGACTTATCGGTTTTGGCCGCTCTAGTGATCCTAGACCGTAAGAATACCGGTTCGGCGGTCCTTAGATCAACGAGAGAGCCGATTTTCCTAAGTCATTGAAATCGTTGGGCTTTGATTTTTCTCAATTTTCTTCAAAATTTTAAATTGAACGAAATCAACCACTTAGGATCTAAGTCATTGAAATCGTTCAATTTTAAAAGTCTTGCCTTTCTTAGACTCTTAGGGTATACTGCTGATATGATGATGAAGGGAAATAACTGATGCCTCGTGGTGTTCCTAAGAACGGTTTCCGCGCTCCTCGTAAGAGCAGCATCGCCAAGATCCTCAGCGTGGCTCCGGCTGCTGCTCCGGTCGTGATCGAAACCGACGAGGAAATCGAGGCCAAGCTCGCCGATCGCTTCGAGATCCTTGACGGTATGGTCGAGGCCGCGATCTCCGGCGACGTTCGTGCGCTGATCACCTCCGGTCCGGCTGGCCTCGGCAAGTCCTACACGGTCGAGAAGGCTCTCGAGGCTTGGGATCCTTCGGCGGTCAACCACCGCATCGTGAAGGGATATATCAAGGCTCCGGGTCTCTACAAGCTGCTCTATTCGCACCGCGCTGCCGGCCAGGTGCTGGTGTTCGATGACGCCGACGAGGTGTTCCTCGATGACACCGCCATCAATCTGCTGAAGGCTGCTTGCGACTCGACCGACCGCCGCGTGATCTCTTACATCACGGAAGGTTCGCTGATCGACGAAGAGACCGCCGAGCGTCTGCCGAAGTCGTTCACCTTCGAAGGCACGATCATCTTCATCACCAACTACGACTTCGACGCGATGATCGAGCGCGGTTCGAAGCTGGCTCCGCATCTGCAGGCGCTGGTGTCTCGCGCTCACTACATCGACCTGGCGATGAAGACCAAGCGCGACTACCTGATCCGGATCCGGCAGGTCGTTCGTATGGGTCTGCTGAAGAACATCGGTCTCGACGAGGCTGGTCAGCTGGACGTCATCGACTTCATCGAGGACAACCAGGATCGTCTCCGCGAGCTGTCGCTGCGTATGGCGCTCAAGATCGGCGCGATCCGCCGCCGCAACGCTCCGAACTGGAAAAAAGTCGCGCGAGTTACGTGCGCTCGTTTCTAAGTTTACGCTCTGCACGCGCCTCGATGCCGAACCGGATTAACAAACTTTAATAAGAAAGAAGCAAGGTCAATTCACTTACCTTGATATCAGCCCCACTCCTGGTATGGGATGAGTTAAGAAGCTTCAACGCGGAAAGGTTCTAATATGCGCCGGACTCCGTACAAAGCGGTCCACTTCGTTGGGTTCACTGACTCTCGTCAATATTGGTTGGCGACTCAGGTGTTCGGCGAACCGGATTTCATCCACGTTCGTTGGGATGTTCGAGTCAAGCACGGCGGTGAATACGACTCAGAAAACGACACCGTCGTCTTCGCTGAAGGAACGGATCAAGACGAACCCAGCCCTTGGGCTTGGAACGACTCTGAACGTATGTAATTGTAACAAAGCAAAGGAAATCGTTATGAACAAAGTTGTTTGGTCAGACAACGACCCGGATGGTTGGCAGAATTACCATCTGCAGAAAGAGATCGACCGTGTTTGGTCCGAACTCGAAACGGACGGTGCTTCCGTCGTCGACATTTTCGAGACGGGCGATTGGCACGAAGCTCTTTGCGATAATCTTCGGCATATGGCCAAGGATGCTGGCGTTAGCCTTCGTTTCTACGATCGCGCCGATGGCTCTTATCGTGTCACACTTCGCAAGTTCCGTAAGGAGAATTTCAATGAAGATTGATCTTATTTTTGCTGTTTCGTTCTTTGTCCTGAGCATCTTGAACGCTATGGCCCAGGCTCCCGTGGCTTGGTGGGCAAACGCAGTTCTTTCCGCGCTGGGTTTTACCCATCTTCGGCTGTATGTTAAAGATTGAGGAGCGATGTTTGAACGCAACGAAACTTCTTCAAGACCTTAAAGAGAAAATAGGCGACAAAGAAGTTGCTTCAGCCGCCATCGAAGAGATCATTAGCCTTCGTATGGCGCTGACCAAGATAGCGGGCGAATGTATACGCTGTCGAGGAGAACAGTCTTATCGCGACACAAACCGATTTGTGTATAAGACAGCTATGGACGCGCTGGGCGAAAGAGGCCCAGAACGTTCTAAGAGCTGAAAAGAAAAGGACGTAGGGCGCTTATTCAGCTGCCTCTACGTCCTTTTTGTTTTGGTCGGGCGTATCAATGATCACGTACTTGGCCCTCTCGTCTAGATAGGGATAGGCGTGAAGGATCTTCCGGACCTCAATCAGAGCCTCAATGGCCTTCGTGATTGTGTTGTGAACAGTCGCGTCGTTCGAACCTTCCCTCAAATCATATAAAGCTGATTCTAGGTTGCTATCAACCGAGTAATCGATTTGATAGACCCCAGCTTCATTCTCTACCGTCTTGAGCGGAGGGAACAGGACATCTGCAATCTTTTGAAGCTCTTCCGAGCGTACGACAATTTCCTTACGGCGCAGCCATTTTAACATCAAATTTTCGCTTTCCAATGGTATATTTCGCGTTGAGAGCCCATTCCCCCTTTTCCTTATGGGAAAGGATCTTGATTTGATTTAGGGTTGCTCGAGGCTCTTCATAAGCGGACGGATTCACAATCTGTAGCAGATTCCACTGCTCAAGAAGGCTTGCAATTGTGTTTCTTCTAGCCTGATCTTCGACAGTGAAGTCTGATTCCTTGTTGTCTAACAGGAACAGCTCTTTGAAGTGCACAATGTAGTATCGGCCTCGCTTGTGAAGGATGTGACAAGACTGATAGAGAATCTTGTCCCTCTTCGAAGCAACGCCGATACGTGTTAACGTCTCTTTGATCTTTAGGAAGTCTTCATCGCTGGCGATTCTTACTTCAAGCAGAGTCTCCAATACTGTCATTAGCTAATAATCCTAAACAAGTCGAGAACATTTTATTCTTATTTAGGATTACTTCTGTTTCGCCTTCTGGTTCTTCGAGTCTGGGTAGACGTACGTTTCGAGGAACTTCTTTCTCTCCTGCTCAGACAGCACCTTCCAGAACGACTTGGCCTTGATCAAATTGAAACCGATTGTCTTGGCAACGTCCTCAAGGATCTTGCCTTCGCGCTTCTCCTCGTCAGACTTCTTCAACCACTTCTTGCGGCGAACCTTCTTCGGCAGAGCGTAGAACAGGTAGTCGTGCTGCATCTTCTTATCAAGATTGTAGCACTGGTTCATAACCGCCGCGTGATGAAGAGTGTCAATGTGAATCGAGAACGCACGATTGATAGTGAATGGCGTATATTCCTTGGCTGTGTGTTCGTCATACAGATAGTTCTTATCTTCAGAAATCGAATTGACGAACGTCCAAAGGTTGACTCCCGAACCCTCTTCGGCTTCCTTGACATCCGGCTTCACCTCAACCTTACCGAACAGCGTTGAGGTGAATTCCTTTTCTGGTTCTTCGGCCTTCTTTTTGGCTCTGATGACCATCAGACGAATTCCAACTCCATCATACATTCAACAATTTTAGATACAAATGTCATCTTAAAACTCCCAATTGTATAAGTAAGATTGTCAGTCGCGAGTTACCAGCTCCACTGACTCTAACGCTTTCGAGGAGCATCAGCAATGAATACTTATCAACACTACGTGTATGCCTATCTCAGAGAAGATGGCACCCCTTATTACATTGGTAAGGGCAAAGGCAAGAGAGTGCACGCTAAACACAGCGTTCCGGTCCCCAAAGATCTTCGCCGTATAATCTTCCTAGAAACCAATCTTTCGGACGTCGGAGCGATTGCTCTAGAAAGGCGTTATATTCGTTGGTACGGAAGAAAGGACCTCGGGACCGGAATCTTAAGAAACTTGACGGATGGCGGAGACGGCGCTGCCGGGACTGTCTTTTCTTTTTCTCATAGAGAAAAATTGTCTAAAGCGAGGACGGGCAATAAGAATAGAAAAGGCAAGCCCCACACTCAAGAAACAAAGGATTATATGAAATCAACGAAAAGAAAGTGGATGTTTTCGCCTTCGACGGGCGAATCTTTTGTAATCCCTCAAAATTTACAACAATCTTATATAGAAAGGGGGTTTGTATTCGGAAGACGTTTTTCAGAAGAACACAAAGAAAAGATCTCGTCGAACGCCAAAGAAAGATACAAAACCCCCGAAAACAACCCGATGTACGGGAAAAAACACAGCCGAGAAACCCGAAAAAAAATATCATTAACGCGTAAAAGAATTTTCACAGAAACTCCGCGTCCATCATTACCTCTACGAAGAACGCCAGCAGGTTGATCTCCTGATCAACGACGAAGGCAGCCTTGTGCTGATAATCGGCGATCTTCAACACGAGAAGCGGAATGGTCTTCTTGACCACATAGGTGTCCGCAGCCTCATACACCGAACGGAAGATCGTGTTCTGATCCTGATCAGCGTTGTCGTGAACCCACTTACGTACGTCATCGAACTTCTTAGCCTTGCAAGCCGCGAAGAGCTCCTGCATAGAGACGTTCTGAAAGCTGGACAGGATACCGCTGTCGATCTTTCCAAGAGCTGAGTAGCGCTGAAGCTCGTTCAGAACGCGACGCCAATCCGGGAAAAAAGCTTCGATAACAGAAACAAGAACAGCCTTGTCGTATTCAACGTTCTCAGTCTTAAGGATAAACTCTGTGCGCTTCAGGAACTGAACGGCAAGCTTGGCCATATCCTTCTTGCTGATCTTGAAGTCGATCACAGAGCAACGAGAGTGAAGAGGCTTGATGATGCGGTTCTTGAAGTTACAAGTCAAGATAAAGCCGCAGTTCC